TTCTCGATCATGTTCTTGACAATATCAAGAGTGAGACCAGAGTTCTTATTGAACCTGAATGTTTCTTTACCAATGGCCTTGATGTGAGGTTGTTTTTTCAACCATTTGTGAATATCATGGTCACGACCATCAAAGTCTGACCAATAACCAATGTTTACATATTCGGTATCAAGGGCAGTAGCCAACTGGTTTGCCTTACCATAGTCACCATCTTTGTGTCGGTCTTTATATGATCGGGTGGTTTCACCAAGGTTAAAGACATTGTCTTTACCTTTATATGTGTCGAGATAGATGTCCATAATGTGGTTTGGTGTTTAACTGCAGATACTATAAAACCCCACTCAACCGAAGTCAAATGGGGTTGTACCAGTTCACTGATCGGTCACTTTGTAGAAAGTTTTATCAGTGAGGTAGTTGAACAGAAGTGTAAGATCCTCACGGAGTTTCTTCACTTCATAGTTGTGAATCTGAACACGTGCCTTGAAGTCTTCAACATAATCAGAGAAGGTCAAGAGAGTTTCAGGACGGGTCATAAAGAACCAGTGATCTACACTATAGGGACACTTTAGAGGTAACTAACAATATTAGGTGGACATTCTCTTGTGTACGCGACCCATAATCTTGGTTCTACCTTTTGAATCGGGATTGGTTCCCGTCTCTTTCTTATATTTGTCAGTCTCCTGTTGTTTCATGATACCACGTAACATGGTTTCACCTTTTCTTGTCACCTTCATACGTTCTGCACGTGTCATCCCACTTGCCTTTTGTGGTTTGTAGTTAGGATTTACTGGTTTCTTTTCAGTCTTCTTAGTGGAGAGAAGTTTAGTTGCTTGTTTCTCAGCATCTTTAGAAGATGTGGTGGATTTCTTTACCTCACCACCAGACTTCTTGGCAGCTGCCCTTGCCTTTGCTGCTGCTCTTCTTTCTGCTTTGATCTTATCAGCATATGACTGTTTGACTTCAACAGATCCTCTTTCTTTGGTTGGTTGTTGCTCTCTGGTAGATGTTTGACGTTGAGTACCAATATCTTTTCTATCTTTGTAAGAAACTGGCTCCATCTTACCACCACCAACTGCCTTCATTCTACGGCGTTCTGGTTCACTCTTTCTTCTGTCTCTTCCTACTCTTCCACCTTCACCAGTCTTGCGAATTTGACTACGGCCCTGAACCTCAGGGTCATAGACTTCATTTGTTTGTTCAGGTTCATCCTGTTTAATCTTGGCCATCTTGGCTTTATGAAGTTCTTCCTTTCTCCTCTCGTCAGCTTTTCTAAGTTTTATCCTTTCTTCTTTCTCTTTCCGTGCTTCTCTTTCAGCATCAGCGTCAGCCTTTGCTTTCTTTGCAGCATCTAACATTTGACCAGGAACTTTCCTGACTGCATCAAGTTTACCAGTCAATGCAGTTGCTTGACCTTGACTCCACTCTGAGGAATCACCTCTCAGGGAGGAGTCTTCTTGAAACTGTTGAAAGGTCTTCATCTTCATTCGTTATCCTATGTCTTATTTAGTTTTACTATGTTTCTTTATGAATTTGATAGCAGACTTACGATTACGACAGACTTTGAGTTGTTTACCCTCATGAATCACCATGAGTTTGGTATCACTACCTATCATAGGAATGGCAGCATAGTTACCCATAAGGAACCCAAGTTCTATGGGTTTGGGTTCTAAGATATCAGATTTGTGTTGAGTTAGTTTCATCGGCGGACAACAGAATCAAGAAGTTCTCCCTTCTCAAATACGGTGTCAATGACATTCTGAAGGGCACGTTGTGTAGAGATGCCTACACGCGAGTACACAGGAACAACACACAAACCAAAGGTCTTATCAGGACAGGTACGAAGAACACGACCAACAGATTGCGTGAGCTCAATCACATCCATGTTACGGAGGAAGATGACACAATCAAGACGGTTGACAGAGATACCCTCAGAGAGAATAGAACGGTGAAGAACCACAAACTTTTTGTCAGGATCTTTACCCCACTCATTCAGAATCTCAAAGAATTGTTCACGGTTGACTTTCTTACCGTCAACAACTGCACCAGTTTTTGATGTGATATAGAGGTAAGAATAACCACGGGAGTGACACTCTTTGGCAAAGTCAGTGTGTGCCATGAGGTTGATAAGTTGACGACTGGTCTTCACACAGACCAAAATCTTTTTCATCTCAACATCATCCATAGTGGAGATGAGATGTTCACAATCAACATCACAGGTGATCAGTTTAGAGTTTTGGTGAATGTCGAACTCCTTAACATGAACTTTAGGAGGTGCAATGAAACCACCATCAACCAATTCAGGAGCAGAAACTCTACAAATAATGTCACCATAGACCTCACGATCGTTCATACCTGGTTTGTTCACAGTCACTGAAGTCTTACGAGTTGCAGTGAAGAAATAGGCTCTATCTGCATCGTGAGAGAAGAACTCTGTAGGACCAAAGAAATTACGTTGGACAGAGTTATGAGCCTCATCAAAATAAATGGTGTTTACTTCAATGTCAGCATCTTGAACACGTTGAAGAGAGTGATAAGTTGTGAAGATAATCACACTCTCACCAGCAGAACGTGCGATGTCAACGAACTGATGGATCTGTTGTGGTTTGGTAGAACTGAAGTGACTGGTTTCACCACTGTGAACATGCATCACATGAACATAGGAACTGGTGATGAACTCACGGAACTCAGAACACAACTGCTCTGCAAGTAAAATTCTAGGGCAGACCACAACAATGGTAGAGGGTTGTTTTTCTACCTGACGTTGTGCATCCATGATAGCGATCAGAGTCTTGCCGCCACCTGTTGGAATTAGGATTTGTCCTTTGGAGTATTTTTCAAGTGCATCCAATCCACGTTTTTGGTGGGGACGAAGAGTAATCATGATGTGGTGATTCAATAATATAATAATACCCCTGACTCGGTTAAAAGTCAAGGGTGAGTGGACAGTTTATCAACCGTCAATAGTTTCTTTATTTTCTCTTTTTTCCTTACCAGCGTTAGAAGGTCCGACCCACACGCGACCTTCTTCTTTCCACTGTTTAATTTGTTCTTTACGCAGAAGGGTTAGATATTCATAACGCTCACGTTGGTTTGTGGTCCATTTGAAGTCTTGTTTGCGGACTTGAGCCTTAATGTCCAGAAGTTCTTGTGCTACGGGGGTTGCCATGATGTCGTTTGATTGGTTACACTATAGGGACAGTTTGGAGGTTACTAACAATAATTACTGAACATCTGCGTATCGATATTTTTGGGATTTGTAATCTTTGACATTAGTTTCTTCCCTATTTTTTACATATTGAACCTCATCCCAATACTGATCATAGCACAATACAAGAACATGTATCTTTTTATGGAAATTTACAAGATTGTCTGGTTTATCTAATGTTCTGATTTCAATTGTAAAATAGTCTTTACATACAAAATAAACCCACCCCTCAGTAATCTGTCCAAGTGAATCTGTCCACTTGACATAATCATCAACTTTAGGTGTATAAGACATTTTCAAGTGGGTTGAGATTAAGTTGCATTGCTGTGTAGGGACGAGTTTCACTAATGTCAACCTCTTTTCCTACATGTTTAGAGTCAATAGGTGAATAATACTTGTGACCTTTTTTTGTGAACTTTACAAATCCCCAAATTGTTGAAACAGGTTCTGATGTATAAACATATTCTTTATGATCATTCAACCAAATTGATATTACATTTGTCTTGAATTTCTTTATCGAATATGAATACCCTTCAGGTGCATCATGAATAAAGTCAGAGGGGAGTTGAAGTTCCATTATTTAACTTACTTTTGGGTCAATAAGATCTTGAAGTTTGAATACTAGACCTTTGAGATTTTCGATCTCTTTGTTTTTCTCGTTAATACTATCTTCAAGATGTTTAATCGTGCGTTGAAGATCTATCAAAAGAGATTCTGTTGAATAGTTTGACATAAGAGTTTAAGTAAGGAACGAAGTAACAATTCCTGAGTCTACCTCATCTGTAATAGTATATTTATCAGACTTAGAAATGTTTTCCCTCAAGGTACTATAAAACTGAGGATAAGTCTCATCATCATCAGAAGTGATTATGTCAAAACATTCTTCATCATTGTTTGCAATAACATTCCAAACTCCACCAAGATCTGACTGGGGGAAAGGAACAAAATGATCAACAATGTAGAGATACTTGGTCATCTTTCTTTTTAAATTACTCGTCAATTGTAGGATAAAGGGGTGTTTTCGTCAAGTTTGCAAGTTGTCTTTGTAATTCGTACTTGACTGGAATGAGGCGATTATAGAGAAATGATTTATACTCATTATCTTCAAGAAGAGAAGTTAAATTGTCTATCTGTGACAGAGCAATTACTAACTTTTGTTGTTCTTCAATCATACAAACTCTGCCATGTAGTATTCAAATGATACACCAAGATGTTCTGCTTCATTGACACATTCTTCCAGAAACCGTTCAAGTTCTACAGGTTCCATTTGTTGTAGTTGTTCATCACTCATTGAAATCGTCCTTGCGTAAAGTTGTAATAAGAGAATTGTTCCCTGTCCACAAGTTTAATTGTACCATACTTTGTGGTCAGAACAAAACCTTCTTGATTGACCTTTTTGTCTCCGATATAAGATGAAGGACAAGAGTAAACAATAAGATCTTCCATAAGTTCATATTTCATCTCAACCACCATCATATACAAATTGGCAAGTTTGAG